GTTGACATAGCTGTCGCCGACGAGGATTTCGTTCAGCTCGAAGAGCTCCGCCACCGCCTCGCGGCTGGCGCGGCCCTTGTCGCCCGAGGTGCGGTTGATCGCCTTGATGATATCGGGATGCGTCGAGAGCGCCGTCCAGGCCGTGCGCCCCATCGCCGCCACGTTGGGCCGCATGATGAAGGTCGCATCGAGCGCCGCCGAGATCACGCCGATCGGGTCGGAGGCGGGATCGGTGAACTTGCCCACCCCCGACAGGACAACCCTCTTGTCGGCGTCGTAATTGGCCGCGTCCTGTGCCATCGCCGCGACGCGCTTTTCACGGTCGAGCAGCAAGAGATGCGCCAGCCCCTCGACCGCGCGGGCCTCAGGATCGAAGGCAGAGTTGCCCGCGGCGCGAAGGGTGCGCGCGGTGTCGATATCGCGCTGGGGGATAACATCGTCGAGGCCGTAATCCTTGACCGAGGATGTCCGCTCCTCGCCGGTGAACTCGACCTGTTGGACCACACCCTTGCGGCCCACCTCGGTGTCGGGCACCGTGAACATCTGATCGGGCGGGAAATACGTCCACTTGAACTCAGGCGACATGACCGGCACGCGCGGCATCACCTGATCGGCGATGAAGGCAACATCCGGGTTGCGGTAGTTGACGGCAATCGCGGTCAGGACCGGATCGACGACAAAGGGGGTGGGGGTGCTCATGGAAGGGCTCCTTCAGGATCAGGTCACGGAGTGACGGGCGATGGCCACGTCGATGATGTCACCGGCCACGCCGCCCGCGAGTGCGAAACCCACGGCCACGTTGCCCGCGCCGCTGGCGGCCGCGACGCCCTCGCCGCCCGTGCCTCCGCGCACCGACTGGCCCGCCGCGACAGCACCACCGAGCTTGAGCTCGGCCGAGCCGGACATGATCACGTCGACCATGTCGCCGGGGGCCGCGTCGAGCTGATCGGTGATGCCGATGGCGCGGTCGGTGGCCGCCACAGAGGGCACGACGCCGCCCGACGCGCCGAACTTGACCACGCTGCGGCCCGTGATGGCCACCTCGGCGCGGTAGGATTTGATGAAAGGTCCGGGGTTAGGCATTGTCGCTCTCCATCGTGTCTGCGACCTCGCGCACCGCTTCCGCGAAGCTGAGCGCGCGGCCCTCGGCCTCGGCCTGTTTCACGAGCAGGTTCGCGGCGGCGGTCACGTCGCTGTGGGTCTTGATCTGCGGGACGGTATCGCCGCCCGCGCGCTCGCTGAACTCGATCAGCGGCTTGGTCTGCCGGGACAGCAGATCGCGGAACCAGGCGCGCGGGCTTGCGGCCTTGCCTTCGGCGAAGGACACCTCGCCCTCGGCATCGAGCGCCTCCATGAACGCCGCCATCTCGGGCTTGAGGCCCGGCGCGATCCGGCCATCCTTGGCCAGCGCGTCGAGCAGCGCCGCATCCTCGGCGCGGCGGGCGGCGGCGCGGGTCTCGGCGAAGGCCGCCTCTTTCGCCGCCATCTCGGCCTCGCGCGCCTCCAGCGCGGCCTGCCGTTCCTCCAGGGTCTGTTTGTCCGTGCCGGACATGTCGCTCTCTCCTTCTTTGGGTTCCGCCAGATCGACGAGGCCGATCAGATCATCTGCGTTGAGGCCAAGCACCCGCGCGAAGCCGCGCAGCCGCTCTTCGGGGGGCGTGGCGATCTCGCCGCGCAGGATTTGCAGGACCGTGCCGCGCGCGATCCCGGCCTCCACGGCCATTCGGTCGATCAGGGCCGCGCGCGCGGCGGCATCCTCTGCCCGCGCGTCGAGACGCGCATTGAGGCGGCGCGAGAGGTCGGTCTCGGCGAAGCCGGGCACCGAAGTCTCTCCGCCAGCCCGCTCGATCTGGTTGCGCATGAACTCTTCGGTGGTGCGGATGTGCTCCAGCTCGTGAGCGGGCACGATCCGGTCGGCCACCTCCTGCCCTTGCGAGGCGAGCAGCCAGTCGCGCAGGCCAGCGACAACCCTGCGCAGCCCGCCGAACCCGGCTGACGCAATTCCGGCGATTTCCGCCTCCGAGAAATCCAGCTCGAGGGTCACGGCCTCGCCGTCATCGGCGAACTCGGCGGCCTTCAGCCCCTTGATCGCCGGGGGCTGCGCACCGAGGAAGCCGACATGCTTGAGGTAGTAGCTGCCGGGTGCCGGGTTCGACGCCGCCTTCGGGGGATAGAAGCTGGCGCTGATCTTCTTGAAGCGGCCCGCGCTCACCATCTCGGCGAAGGCGGGCTCGACCTGGGCGGGCTCGGCAAAAAGTTCGGCCCCCTCGGCGCGCAGGCTCCTGACCCAGCCATAGGCCGGGGCGTCGGCCCTCGGGTGGCCGATGACGATCGGGGCCTCGTGCAGGCTCGGGTCATAGGCGGCGGCGATGGCCGACACCTGCGCCTCGGAGAACTCAAGGCTCTGGCCCGACATGGCGGTGTGGCGACCGGCGCGGAAGATGTGAAGCGGCTGTGTCATGGCCCGACATTAGGGCCTGAACCGGGGCCATGTCAGATGAAGGACTTCACATGATATGCGGGCGCGGGGCTGTGTGCGGTGCCGCCACTCTATCCCCGCCCACCGGTCTCGGGCAAGCCTTCATCGCCCAGAGGCGCTGAGCGGCCCGTGGAGTGAGATCTCGCCTCGCGCGGCCTCAGGGTCGCGAAACACCCGAGGGGGGTATTAAATGGGTATTTAATGGCGCTCTCCGGGCGCATTGCGTGGCAGGGGGTGGGGCGCATGCCCGTCCGGCGGGCCTGTTCGCTGGAAAACCGCCCCTGACACTACCCTAAAAACGATCACGCAGACGAGCCGTGACCGCGCCGAGCAGGCCACCCAGCCGCGCGCGGCGCAGGCGTGCCTGCAAGTTCAGGCTTTCGCGATAGTCGATATCGCCCGCCTCATTGAGCGCGCGCAGAACCGACAAGCGCAGAACCTCCTCGCGATCCCCGGCCGCGATGTCGCCCGTGCCGATCTGCTCCAGCGCCGTGGCGGCCGCAGCCGTCAGATCGGCGACGGAGATGCCCGCGCGCCGTGCCCGCACCCGGAAGAGTGATCCGTCATGACCCACGCCCAGGATCGACGCCACGCCCGGTGCCAGTGCCAGTTCCAGATCGCCGCCGCTGAAGGGCCGCGATCCGGGATGGTTCTGGACGATGGCGACGGGCCCGCCCGAGGCGACGGCGCGGCGGATGCCGGGGCCGGGGCTGGCGCGCACGCCATCGGCGATGCGCCAGTCAACCTCCTGCGCTGTGCCGCTCAGCAGGATGCCCATATGGGCGCGCCCGTCGCCCAGCCCCATCAGCCGCGCGCGGTTGGCAAAGCCTAATTCGGCAGCGGCCTGGGGCGCGGGCACATCCCCGCTTAGATCGGCGTGCCGCCCGCTCAGATCGAGCCAGGCCTTGCCGGGATTCCCGTCCCAGGCGGGATCGACACCCAATGCCGTCGGCTCGATCTGCCCGGTGCGCCGGTTGAGCACGCCGCGCTCCTCCAGTGTGAAATCCTCGGTCACGCTCATCCCGCGGCGGTCCATCATCGCCTGACTGAGCTGCTGGACCGTGCATCCACAACGCCAGCCATTGGGCGGATAGATGCGCTCCCACACCGGATCATCGACCGGGCGGATCAGCTCGTGATAGCGCGCGTGCTCGGGCCGCTTGGTGTCGCGCTGGACCTGGACATAGCGCAGGAACGGGAAGGCATCCTTGACCCGCTCGATCCGTGCCCATTTCCCGGCGGCGTGGGCGGCGCGCATGTTGGCATCGAAGATGATCCGCAAGCGGCGCGGCGAGCCAAGCTGGACATTCTTGAGCGCGCCGGTCAGAGGATCGCGCTCCATGCCCCGGCCCCACCAGCCGAGGCGCTTCAGCTCCGGCTCCAGCTCGTCCATGAACGTGGTCAGCGTGCCGCCGCCCTCCAGCGCGCGATCGAGCGCACCCCGGATCGTCTCCAGCACCTCGTCGCGCATCGCCTTGGCCACGACGAAGTTGCTGGCGTGTTCGTTGCGCCAGATATCGCGGAAATCGAACCGGGCATCTGGCGGTGCGAGCCCCTTGGAGCGGAAAAAGGCGAGCGCCTCCTCGGGGCGCAGGCGTTTAAGCGCGTCGATCACGGGGCCACCGCACCGGGCAGGCTGTCCTGTCCGTCCGGCACCTCCTCGTCATCGACCACCGCGCCCAGCTCGCCTGCCAGCCGCGCGGCAAAGCTCGCCTCGGTCAAGAGATCGGTCATGGCCTTGGGGTCGCCGGGCTGATCGCGCAACGCATCGAGCCGCGCGCGCAGGTCTGCAAGCGTGTCATCAGGGCCAAGCCCCGCCAGCAGGGCGGCGATATCGGCGAAGAGCGGCGCGGCCGCCTCTTCCGCGTGTCCTTCCTCGATGATGGTATCGACCAGGTCATCGAGCGCGCTGTCATGGCGGTGCTCGGCAAACGCGCTCGGCGCGCCCTCCGGCCCGGTGACCGGCGCGGCCACGCGCTCATAGCCATCGCCATACGTTTCCTTCACCCGCTCCTCTGTCATCTGCCAGCCGATCGCGTGCAGCTTGCTGTCGCGGTCCACCGCCGCCGAGGTGTCCTCGGGATCGTCCATCTTGCGCCAGACCATCGGCGGGGCAACGCCGGGGAAATTGAATTCCGACAGACGCGCCACCGGCCCCTCGTTGAAGCTCTGGCACACGAGATCGGCATCGGATTTCTTGACCGCGTCGGCCACGTCCTGATGCACCTCGGCCTGGCTTCGGCTCGACCCGTCATCGGTGGTCATCGTCTGCGACAGCACGATCTTGGAGATCGCGGCATCCATCGTGTCGTGCAGCGCCTTGTAATCGAGCGTGCTGGCCCCCGAGGGTGCCGAGAGAAGCTCGATATCCATGCCCTCGGGGATGATGATCCCGGCCTCCGAGCGGATCGCCACGACCGCCTCAAGAAGCTTCTTCTGATCCTCTTCGGTCGCGCCCGAATGATACTTGCCCCGCGCCGTCGGCATCCCGAACTTGTCGAGTGCTATGAGCCAGAGCTTCAACCCGTTGCGCTTGAACCAAACCGGCCAGTAGAGCCAATGCGCAAGGCCAAGCCCGTAAGGCTCGTCATCGTGATCCGCGCCGGTCGAAAACACCCAGAACTTCTCGCCCGGCATTTCCTCGCCCACCAGCATGTTGGACATGGTCAGGAGCCGCAGGCCACACTCCTCGTCGAATCGGAACCGAACACGGTCGCGCACGCGGATGTCCTCCCAGCCCCAGAGCTGCCCGTCCCGGCGAAACATCTGCTCGGCAACCGAATAGCCGTAGAAAAGCCCCCAGAGCATCTTCTCGGTCAGCCGGTCGAATTTCATGGCACTCAGTTCGTCGCGCAGCCAGTCAGCCGCGCGCCGCGCCGACCGGCTCTCATCACCCGCCACCACCTCCCACTCGCGGCTGGTGACCGCCGATATCCGCTGCGTCATCACCGATTTGACCTGCGGATCGGTCAGGATCGGCTTGTAAATGTCGAAGCTGCCGCCGCCACGGCTGCGCAGGATCGGGTCCGTGGGTTCCAGTAGCGGGCCAATCCATGGCCGGGTAATATCGCGCCCGCCTCCGATCCCGGCAAGCTCCATCGGGTTGCGCAGCAGCACCGATCTGAGCCGCATGGTCGATGTCTTGTTAGCCATCTCCGAACCCTCCGAAATCCATGCCGCCGCCGCCCCGGCCAAAGCCCATCCGCCGCCCGCCCATCGGGCCCGTGAAATCCCCGATCGTCAAGCCCGGACGCGGGCCGGTGGCGCGGTGCTCGATCACGCCGAAATCCTGTCGGCTGGCAAAATACGCAAGCGCGCCCGCGATGGCGCTGTCTCCATGCCTGTCCAGGCCATCTGAACCCTTGAAGCGGAAGTTCTCCGGAACACGGATAACACCATTGGTGTATTGCAGCGCCTGGTGATCGCGAAGCACATCTTCGTGGGCAGGAAGCAAGATGGTGCGATCAGAGAACGCCTCGATATACGGAGGCATTTCCATCTC